TGAAGCAATCCAGATTTCTTTCAAAACAAATGTAATGAAAGACAGGCGAATCGCTCAGATAACCAAAAGGATAAGAGATGGGACTGCTACGTTAGAAGATGGTCACAGCTACGCAGAAAGGCTCGGAGAGAATTTATCAAATGCATTTCAAAGGAATCTTACTGCGGAGACGCTTCCGGATGGGACGCTATATTACAATATAGCGAACAGGATAGTCGTTCCGGCTCTGGAAGAGAATTACAATCTAACGAATCAAGTCGCTCAAGAAATTCAAGAGAATATTGATGAGCAAGTTGGAATCGGACTTAAGAGTATCAAAGCAGATTTCCCTAAAAGCAGGATCCATGATCTTATAAATAAGATGACGGTTGGAGGGATATCTCTTGATAATGCTCTTATCTGGTTAGGAGAGCCGATCATCAATAACACAGAAGCTTTTTTTGATGATTTCATTGATGCAAATGCAAAATTCAGAGCAAGAGCAGGTTTAGAGACTAAGCTGATAAGAAGAGCAGAGCCCGGAGCGTGCGCTTGGTGCAGAGCTCTTGAGGGAACATTCCCATATGGAGAAGCTCCGGACGATATATACAGGAGACATGAGTATTGTAGATGTTCTGTTGTATATGTATCGAATAAGGTTGCTCAAGGAGTCTGGACAAAAAAGAACGTATATCTAAGTAATAAAGCTGATCGAGACAAAAGGATTGAGCAAGCTCTTAGTTATGAAAAGCAGTTCATTGCTGAGAGAGAAAAAGTAATCCGTTACTATAAAGAGCAGACTGGCTATACAAGAAGGACTGCCGTTGAAGCGACCAGAAACAAATATAGGATTGAAGATGTTCAGGACGATCTTCTTGTTGTTCTAAGGAGACAGACAAGAATTAAAAAATTTAAAGTCACAGCAACCGAGCGCTTAAATGAGCTCGAAAAAATAATAGAAGAGAGAAATAAAGCGATAAGGAGTTGATATGAGGGATGACAATCAAAATCCCTCTTATACCAATGTAACACTTAATCGCAAAACAAAAACACTTGGCACAAAAGCAATAAAAAAATATGCGTCCACAGGGCAGCAGCTCATGACTTGGCAGCAAAGGCAGATCAGAGCAATAATGGCTGTCGATTCAAAAGGGCAGTGGAAGCATATGAATTACTGCATAGGAATTTCGAGACGTAATGGAAAAGGTGAAATCCTTGCAGCAAGAGAGCTCTTCGGGCTCACTGAACTAAAAGAAAAGATATGTCACACGGCGCACAGGACAACGACTTCCCATGATGCTTTTAACAGATTATATACGCTTTTAAAAAAAGCGGGATATAAGGAGCATACGAGGAAAAGGAAGGAGATGCCTGAGCGCTCATTTTATGCTTCGAAGCAATACGGACTTGAGCATATTGAGATATCCGGCGGAGGAGTAATTGATTTTAGGACAAGGACCAACAACGGAGGTCTTGGTGAAGGATTCGACCTTCTTGTGATTGATGAGGCGCAGGAGTACACATCGAAGCAGGAGTCAGCTCTGTTATATACGGTTTCGGCTTCCAAGAATCCTCAGATCATCATGGTAGGAACTCCGCCGACTGTAATCTCAGGCGGTGATGTATTCGTAAGAATAAGAGAATCAGTCCTTGACAAAAGAGCTCCTGAGACTGGATGGGCTGAGTGGTCAGTCCCAGAAATGGTCGAAGCGGATAAGCTTAATGATCCGGCTCTCTGGAAAAGATACAATCCTTCGTATGGAAAACTCTTAAAAGAGCGAAATATACGAAACGAGCTTTCGGGAGATGTTCTCGACTTCAATATTCAGCGCTTAGGCTTTTGGTGTTCATTTAATCAAAAGTCGGAGATCTCTGAGGCAGACTGGAATGAGCTTAAGCTTGAGAAGTTCCCTGAGCTGTCTGAAAAGAGATACATCGGAATCAAGTACGGATTTGATGGTGTAAATGTTGCAATGAGTATTGCAGCTAAGACAAAGGACGGACATATATTCGTCGAATCAATTGCTTGTGAGTCCGTAAGAGCCGGGAATGGTTGGCTATTTGAGTATCTCTACAATCCGAAGATATCCATGATAGCAATCGACGGAGCATCCGGACAAAAGCTTCTATCTGACCAGATGAGGGACAACGGAATCAAAAAGCCTCCAATACTTCCCAAAGTCGGGGAGATCATTGCAGCGAATGCGATGTTTGAGCAGGCGCTTTTCTCAAAGGATATTGTCCATATGGGACAGGAATCCCTTAAGAACGTTGTCACTAATTGCTCGAAGAGGCTTATCGGTTCACAGGGAGGATTTGGATATAAGTCTCTGGTTGATACTTACGACATATCTATAATGGACAGCATGATCTTGGCTTTCTGGCTGTGTGCCACAGCTAAAGAAGGAAAGCCTAAACAATCTATAAGTTATTAAAGGACCTTCAAGGTCCTTTTTTAATACAAAAAACTACGTTACTCGCGGTAAAGAGGGAGGAATTAAATGGGAGATTTTAAAGTAATCGAGACGCAGGAAGATTTCGACAAGGCTATCAAGTCGAGACTTGCACAAAAGGACAGAGAGCTTGAAGAGAAGTTCAAAGATTATTTATCGCCACAAGCTGCAGAGGCTATGAAAGCCGACTACGAAAAACAGCTTGAAGATGCGAATAAAAATCTTAAAGACATTCAGGACAAGCTTAAAACTTTTGATTCAACCGTCTCGGAACTTACCAAAAGAGCGGAAGTCGCTGAGACTTCACTCTTAAAAACCAAAATAGCACATGAAAATAAGATACCGCTTGAGCTTGCAGATCGTCTCGTTGGTTCGACGGAGCAAGAGATTAAAGCTGATGCTGAGAATCTTTCGGGAATTCTCAAGCCTCAGGGAAACGGAGCTCCGCCTCTATACTCAGGAATGCAGAGAGCAGTAGGGAAAACTGTTGACGCAGGAATGAGTGAACTTCTTGCGGGAATCAATGCTCAAATGGCTAACACCTAAAGGAGGTAAATCATGGGTGATATTTTAACACGTGGCACACTTATGCCGGAGACAGTTAGAAATGAGCTTTTCAATAAGGTTAGAGGAAAATCAGCTCTTGCAAGACTTTCTGCTTCTGAGCCTATTCCTTTCAACGGTGAAAAGGTATTCACATTCCAGATGGACAGCGAGGTTGACCTCGTTGTTGAGAATGCTGCTAAGTCAAACGGTGGCGGAACTGTTGCAGCTATCTCAATGCAGCCTGTAAAGGTTGAGTATGGCATGAGAGTATCTGATGAGTTCAGATATGGAGCTGAAGAAATAAGACTTCAGTATCTCACAGCTTTTGCAGATGGATTTGCTAAGAAGGTTGCAAGAGGACTCGACATCATGGCTTTTCATGGTGTAAATCCTAGAACCGGACTTACAGCTTCAGTCCTTACAAATAAGAACTTTGATGACCTTATCAACAACACTGTTGTATTTGATTCGAGTGCTCCTACAGATAACATCACATCAGCGATCGCTCTTGTTGAAGCTGCTGAGCATGACGTAACAGGTCTTGCAATTGCTCCTGCTATGAAGAACGCTCTTGCAGCTATGAAGACTCAGAAAGATTCAAATGTACCTTTATTCCCTGAGCTTGGTTGGGGAGCAACAGTAGGAAATCTCAACGGACTTCCTACAGATTCCAACAGCACTGTTTCATTTAATTCAAATGCTGACAGAGCTATCGTAGGAAACTTTGCAGACTTCTTTAAATGGGGATTCGCTAGAGAGCTTCCTATCGAGATTATTCCTTACGGTAATCCCGACAACTCTGAGCTTGGTGATCTTAAGGGACACAATCAGGTATATATCAGAGGCGAAGCATACATCGGATGGGGAATCATTGATCCCACAGCTTTTGCAATCGTAAAGGCTAATGCTTCCGCCTGATCTTAAGGAGGCGCAATGGTATATCGCAATATAAAGACCGGCGCTGAGATTTTTTCAAATTCAGTAATTATTTCTCCGGGCTTCGTGCTTGTTGAGGATAAGACTGTTAATACTGCCCCTGTTGAGG